TTAAAGGAAAAGAGCAATCAGTTATATTAACAGGAGTACTAAACCCAATATTAATAAGATGAACAGGCCTAATATCATTAGTCGCTAGTTGGTTCTTTACTGCTGTTGTTAGGCTTCTCGTCATATAGTTCGTAATTAGTTTGGGTTACACTTTCTGTACCTTTTAACATAGTATATTCAAATTTGCTATTGGGTTTCTTGTATTCTTTAAGATCATTAATACTAGCATCTATTTGATCTTCATTAACAATAATTTCAGCAATAAAATCAGCAGTTATCTTATGAGTAATTTTGTATTTTTTCATTAAAGTGCTTCTTCTACATCAATTTCAAATTGATATAAAGCATTTCCATCTTTATCTGCACCAACAAGTCCAAATTCTTGAATATTATTTGTCATATAAACTGTAAAAGGAACATTATCATAAGTTACAGCTTCATCATCTGCTAAACTTGATACTAAAGGTGGCTCAATAGTTACTGTTGCTGAATTAGAACTTGGTGTTACATCTGAAATTATCATATAGACTTTTGTTTGATTTGCAAATTTTATAAAATCTCCAGCTTTAAATACACCAGCTGTATTGTTTGCAAAGCCATTCATAAGAATAGTTGTATCTCCAGCAGAGTGTGAGCCATCTACTAATACAGTTCCTGTTTCACTTCCTCTTGCGTTAGAAACTTCTGGTGGAATGATCGTAAAGTTTTCTTTGTTTGATCTTTGTTTCATTATAAAAGCCATTAGTTCTCCATAAACATCTGATCTTTTTGCAGTTATTATTTGTGCAGTAAATCCAAATCTTTGACCATCAATTTGTCTTGATAATTTTTTACCACTATCAGTTATTGAAACTAATGTGTTTTGTGTACTTTTAATTCCTAAAGTAGAAAATTTTGCACTAGATATTGGAAACGCACCTGACATTAAATTACAGCCCCTCTACCTTGTTCATTTACAGCTTGATTAATTAATGCTGATATAGTTCCTCTTGATCTAAATAATAAATCTTCAAAGCCACTTGCATCAAGTGTGTTAATATTAAAATTAACTGTTGTACCATTGCCACCACCTGTGCCTCTAGCAGATTGTGTGATTTGTCCTGTTTGGTTTGGTACAAATAATTCAGCACCTTGTTCTCCAACCACGATTGGTTGGCCTTTTGATACTGCACCCCCTTTTGCAAATCCTAAGAAACCTAAACCTATATTTAATAAACTAGCACCTGTACTTGCACCACTAAAAGATGCTTGTTTTTTTTTCTCATTTGTAATTTTTTTTTCAATACCAAGTTTTACAGCTAATTGTCCAATCATAGTATTTTCCATAATAATTTGAACTGTCATTCTAGCTATTTGCTCAATCAATATTGCAAGTATTTTTACCAACACTTCTCCAGCTAATTTTTTAAAAGTGTCTTTTAAATTTTCTCCAAATACTAATGTTTTTGCTAAAGATTGTGACATCATAGTAATTCCATTATTAATGCCCTCTGCTATTGTTGTTTTTATATCTTTAAATTTATTTCTTATATTTTCTAATGATTCATTGTTTAAATTTTTTATTTTATCTTTTAAAGTTTCTATTTGTTGGGTTTGATTTCTAATTAAACCATTTTCTCTTGCTGTATTTTCTAATCTTTTTTCTAATTCTTTGTTTATTTGTTCATGGGTTTTTAAACCTTTATGTAATTCTTTTTGATTTTCAAATGCTTCGAACTTTCTAATATTAGCACTATGTTGAAGAACCTTTTGTCTTTCTTTAAGTATTTCTAATTCTTCTTTAGCTTTTTTTAATTTTTTATCTAGGTTAGGTGAATCAACATCTAATGTAAGTGATTTTTCTAATTCTAATTCATTTATTTTATTACTAATTGTATCAACTGCTAGATTTACTTCTTTAAGGTTATCTATATCAAAAATACCCATTCTAACTTTAGATTCCTTAATTAAATCTTGTACTTTATCAACAAACAAACTTACACTTGCTAATGCTACTAAACCTTTTTTACCAAATAAAAATGCACCTATAATTCCACTTGTTCTAATAAATGGTGGTAGTGCCATAAAACCATCTCCAATATTTTTTAAAATTTTACCAATATTTTCAAGTGTAGGAATTAAATCTTTACCAATTTGAACTACTTTAACCATTCCTTGTGCTAAATTTTTACCAACTGATATTGCTATTTTATCTAATTCTTTTGCATTATCTTCCAAAAATTTATCTAAACTTCCAAATTGTTTTTTAAGTTCTTCAAAGAAACCAGCTTCTAATAATACCTTTTTAAAATTAAATACTTTATCTCCTATCATTGATAAAGTTCCCTCAAATGTTTTTGCTAATTCATCTGTTGCATTTCCAAATCTTCCACCTTTACCAAATACTTTTTCAAATGCTTGTACTGTTTCTTCAATAGATACAGTTGCACCAGCTTTAAAGCCAAGCATATTTCTAACACCTTTTTCTCTGAATATATCTGCACTACCAATACCAGCACTAAACGATCTTTGTATTTGTTCTCCAGCTGTTCTAAAATCTAATCCTGTAACAGATGCAACATTACCTGTTATCTCTAACATTTTTTGTAAGTCATCTGCATTATCTGTTACTGTTGCAAGAATACCAGCACCAGCTTGTATTTCTTCTAATGAAAAAGGAACTTTAGATGCAAACTTAGTCATGTTCTCAAATGCTTTTGCACCCTCGTTTGTATCTTTTAATAAGAATTTTAATCTTGTTCTCAGATTTTCTAAACTTTTTCCTGTATTAACTAAATTTTTAATAACTAATCCAGCACCTATTCCAACAAAAGCACTTTGCAAACTAAATACAGAATTTTTTAATCTAGCTAAAGATTTTTGAACACCATTTAAAGCCTGTTTAGATTTATCTCGTGCTACTATATCTATATTTAGTCTTTGATTTGCCATTACTTAAATTTCCTTGCTTCTGCTAGTGATTGACTTGTTTTATACTGTTCTTGTTCTTTTTTCAAGTAAGCTAACCAAAGATTATAATGGCTAACAGGCATATCAAGAACTTGTTGAATTGTAAGATGTAATCGTTCTGCAATAACTAACAGCGACCTAACATCTGGGTCGCTATCTACTTTTTTTCTGCGTCCTCGTAATTAGTATCTAAAAGTATTTGATTGGCAATAGTTGAGATAACATTTGAATCTGCTTTTTTTCTTAATGCAAATTTATCTTCTGGGCTAAAGGCTTTAATCATTTCGCCTTTGTCATTTTTGACTTGCAATTTCATTATAAGCAAATCTACAAGAATAGTTAAATCTTGAAAGTTGTTAGACTTCTTAAAGATAATGTTTTTTTCTTCAAGGGTTAATGGCTCTGAATAGAATATACTCGGATTACCATGCTCGTCTTTCCACTCATTAACTTCAATAGTTATAGTTTTAAGAGTTTCAAAATGAGATTTAACTCTATCAATAACTGACATAAATTAATATTAGACAGTACCTATAGTTAAATCACCTGTTCCTTGAAAAGTAACAGTTCTTGAAACGATTGCGTCCATTGAGTTATTAACTGACATGCCTGTAACAATTCCTGTTCCTGTAAAACTTCTGTCGCCACTTGCATTACCCTCTGGTAATAAAACAAATGAGATTGAAGCACCAGCAACTAAAGTTGTTTGAGGTGAATCTGTTTCGTCAAAGTGCATTTCTAATGTTCCAGAGAATGAAGTTCGACCAGCAACAAATGATTTAGTAGCATCTGTTAAAGCTGTATCTTCTACAACATCTCCTGTAGTTTCAAGTGTGAATGATGTTAGTTCCCCAACACCAGTTCCACCAACAGTAACTACGCCTTCTTTTCCGTGATGTGTTGCCATTTTTTATCCTTGTTAGATTTAGTTTGTTTAGTTTCTTTTTCTTGCTTATAGCCTAAACTTAAAAAATGTTCAAGATTAGATTCATTAATAGTTATCTCTGAATTACCTTTATATAATTTAATATCCTTAGCCATAAGTCCTTTTACAGTTTATCATCTTCTTCGTCAATATCTTCTTCATCTTCTTCGAAATCCTCATCATCTAAATCTTCTTCCCACTCTTGACTATCTTCTTCTTGGTTTTCTTTTAATTCAGCTAATAAGTCTTTTACTTCCTCACACAATAAAGACTCTTTATCGTGTAATTTTTCTATTTGGTCTATTTTCTTTTCTATTCTATTTATAATTTTAGTTGTCATTTATTCTCCTATGGTGTTCCAGCTTGATATTCGTACATACACCTAATTGTCATTCTTATTCCACCAACAGGAAATAAAGAACCCTCGTCAGTTTCTACTTGGATAACTTCCGAATCAAGTGCGTTACCATTTCGAGTAATATCAGTTTCTATTGCAGTTTCAATAGCTGTAATTAATTCATTTCTTTTCGTATCTATATTGGCCTCAGCACCTTTAACAAATCCTAATATTACAAAATCAATAGTACCATGTCTTGTTTTAGCACCACTACCTAATTCAGAGTCATCTCTGTTTTCTTCTGATGTTTGAACTATTACTGCTGGATATTGTTGCTCTGATAATTCATCTAATAAAAAAGGTTGTCTTGTAGCTTTTCTTATAGTTATTGGGCTAGATATAGCAGATATAACTGATAATAAATTACTTGCTATGTTTTCTCTTACACTCATATTCTTGCTTTCCTAAATTCCTTTGCAACAAATCTGTTAAATTGTTTTCTTATTATATTAGCAGTTCTATCATTAAATCCAAAAAATTCCCTCTTATTTTTTCCTAATACTTGATTAAATACTGCTCGTTGCCTCATCTGTGAATTACTAAAATTAACAGTAATTTTATTAGTTCCTGTTTTTTTAATAGTTCTACCAGATGGAGTTAATGCACCCAACATACGACCAGAATAAAATAAATCAACCTTTGTTGACTTACCCTCTTTTTGTAATTTTTTTAAATAGCCTGATGAATAAGGAACAAAAGGTATATCTCTAAAATCTATTCCTTTTTGTGTTTTAGTTCTAATAATATCTAATAATTGGAATCCAGCTTGTAGTATTCCTTTTTGAATAATACCTTTAAATTTTTTTTCTATTCTTTTAAATCTTTTTTCGACAAATTTGGAATTAGTTTTGATCTTTAAATCTAAAGCCATTATCTAGTCAATCTTCTAAACCCATGTAATGGTTCTCTCTCGTTAGAGATAATAGTTCCATCAGCATCAACATCATATTCAACACCATCTTCTAATATCATTCTCCATTCGATATTGTATTGGCTCATATAATATTCTGCCATTCTTTCAAATCTATCTTTTTCTGTTTCTGGTCTAAATTTAGTTAATGCTGGTAAATAGAATCTTCCAAGAAATAGATAAACACCAGCCCGTTCAAACTGATCTAAATTAACTTTTGTATTAACCATCTCAGCAGTATTAAGAACTGTAATATCTGTAAATATATTTGTTTTATATACAGGCCACCACTCTATTCTTAATTGTCTTAAAATATCATTAGTAGTTTGTGCTAAAAAATTTACTGTTTCTGTAGCAGTTGTAGATATACCAAAATCAAACGCATCAGGTTGATACTTTTGAACATCTGATGTGGTAATAACATCTGCACCTGTATAATTAGCCATTAATTACTCCAAATTAAATAAGCAATTACTAAAACTAAAGGTATAGAATACATTGGATTATTTAATGCTTTTCTCCAAACCCATTTAGTCCATTTTCGTGCTTGTTTAAGAATCCATTTGTTCATCTTTTTTCTTCCTTGTTTTTCTTTTTTTTCTTAAAGGTACTACATTTTCTGTAACAACTTCTTTAACTTCTTTTACAACATCTTGCTCAGGTTTAAAACCTCTAAAATCATACATCACTTTATTAGTTTCGTAATCTAACTGACTTCTAGTGATTGTTTTGTTACCTCTTTTTAAAGT